TATTTCTGATATAGAATTTCCAATTAGGAAACCATCTCTTTCGGTAGTATGGAAATATCGTTTGAGTATATCCCTTAGTCTTTATAAAAACCTGCTACTTGTTGTTTTCTTAATTCATTCTCTGAAACTTTTACAACATGGATGATGGCCTCCGCATCGTCTAATGAGGTAGCCGTGTACGGAACAACCAAGTCATCTGCTGGAACAAATTTAGAAACTGCTCTTTGTTCTGTTTCATCGTAATAAACTTTTTTAAAAGCAGAACCTGCTAAAGGCAAATGAAATAACATTGAATCAAATTCAGGTTCATATTCTTTCATCTGATCCATGATCTGATAATTCATAAAATCTTTTACACGTTGTGCTTGTTGAACTTTATCTGGAGTTTGTAATCCTAGTAATTGAGTTCTAACAGGACCATCACTAGGTAATAATTCTTTGTAAGCTAATGCTTGAAATTGTGTAACCGCTTCTGCAAGTACAGGATGAGTTGCACCACTTGCACCTTGAAAAGGTTCTGTTCTTTGATCGTATTTAAATCCTAATAAATCTAAACCCTCTCTGTAAGATCTTTCCCATTCTTTTCTAGAACTTCTATATTCTTGATAATTTTGAGCAAGTGTAGAACCTAATCTTCCTAATACATCATCAGGTAAATGTTCTGCTAAATTATCGTAATGATTTTGCTCTCCTTCAATCGAAGCAATTGCAGGATCATAATTAATATCTACCGAACCGTCTTCGTTCTCTGTAACTTCTATCGGTTCACCTTTTTCATTAAGCTTTTGCTCTTCTTCTTGTTGAGCTAACTCTATCTCTTCAGGTGATGGAATTTTTATTTCCTGCTCTACGTTTGGTAGAGACTTGTCTATGTCTGCCATTTATTTTCTCCGTTGGTACTTGTTTAACAGTATTATAGGATAAACTCAAGCCCTGAGGCATGGGTCCTGATTTAGGGGGTATAGTCCTAGTTAATTTCTTCATCTAGACCAAAGTCAGGTTTTGAAGCTGCTTTGTATTTTAATTTTTGTTTTTCTAATCTTGGGGCTAATACCGTTTGTTCAAATTGCTCTGCAGCTGATAAGGCTAGTTTCTCTCTATCCGTTAGTTCAGGCATTTCCATACCTTCTCTTATTTTACCTAATCCTGCTTGTTTCATCTGAGCAGATAATAAATCATCTTTTAACCCAAATCGGTCTACGTAATCTGATCTCTCTCTTGCGTCTTTAACCGGGAGTCCGGCTCCAAGGGTCACAGCGTTTAATAAAACTTCTTTTGCTGTTCTTCCTTCTCCAAAATCTAAAGGTGCTAGTAAAGCTCCTATACCAGATTCTGCTGCTATTAATTTACCAATAGGTTTTGCTCCTGTTGCAATTTGTCTTGCGTATTGACCAAAAGTTTTTTTAGATTCTGTTTTAGGAGCATCCATTGCTTTTAGGAGATCAGTAGGTCCTATATCCATTTAAACTCCTAAAATTTTTATTAAGCCACCTTTTGCCATTTCCGGCATATCAGGATCATCATCTGCTTTCTTTAATTTTGTTCCTAGATCATCTTCTACTAAATCAAAAGAATCTTTCTCTAAAAATTCATTAGCTACTTTGTTAGCATTTTTTCCAGCTTCTTCACCTTCAAAAATTAAACCGTCAAGTTTATCTAATTTATTTAAATCTCTTTTATAAACTTCATTGAACACATCTAATGGATTGATTGCTTTATCTGTTCGACCTAGTAAAGCATCTTTAATTCCTTGAGGTAAATTTAATCTATCATCATTTAATAAAATAGATCTTACTACACCTGCTCTATTCGCTTCTTCATCTGCACTGTATCTTTTTGCAGCTAGATCTCCTAGACTTTCTTCTTCTGTTTTATTTCTTTTATTAAGTTTAGCAATATCTTCTTTTAAATTAGCAAAAGATTTCTCATCTGTTTGCGGAGCTCTTTGTTTTAAAGTCATAATACCTTCTTCATCTAATTTCTTACCTGTACCTATATCGATAACATCAGCTTGAGGTTTTGGTTTCTTTGCTTCTTCAACCGCTTTAATCATATTCTCTGAAACACCTGCTTGTTTCATTTTAGCTTGTTTAAGTCTTTTAGCATTTAATTCAAAGTTAGCGATCTCATCTGCATTTTTATTAGACATTGCATAAGGACCGTACTCAGCAATTTTATCTTCTATAAATTGTATTGTTTTAGGATCTTCAAAAGCTTCATCTGAATAAACTTTATAAGGACTAGCCCAATCCATCTTACGAGGTTTGGTTACATTGGATCTTGTGCCAATCATCTTTTGCACATAGTTCTTACCAAATAATTCTGTCAATAATTTTAACATTAGTAATACGTCCTTTTTCTTTGTGGCATTTCCTCATCCTTATAATCTTCTGGATGATCAATTAAACCACCTTGTCTAAACCTCATAACAGCTTGTGTCATAGAATCCACAAGGTCATCATGCTCACCATACGGGAAAGCAGCGCATTCTTCAATGACTTCTTTTGCAAACTCCATATGTGTGGGCGCCCATATCCTCCCTGATTCGAACAGTGGAGAGACTGCGTTAACTCTTGTATGTTTATCATTTCCTTTTGACGGTGTAAAGTTTAAAACAGGTATTCCCATTTTACGAAGTTCATACGTTAAAGGTAATCCTGATGCCTTTGATTCAATAACTACAGTTTCCGGATTCCAGTAGCCATATTGTTCAAGCGCGATTCTACGAAGTTCTGGAAATTCATATCGACCTTTTATCATATCAACTAATATTAATTGTGGACCTGAGTCTTCATCTTTTTGAAACACACCCCAAGTGGTAATGGCTGAAAAGTCAGCCGTTTGTTTTTTCATAAAAGCGGTATCGTAAGATTGAATGACGTGTTGAAGAGGAGGTAAATCTCCTTCCCAATCTTGCCACCATTCTCTTTTAATCAAAGCGCCTTCTTCTGATGTTGGGTTCTGCATGTATTGTGCAGACCATTTTGTTGTTGGAATAGATGCTTTAACAGATTCTAAATCTTCAAGTTTCCAGAAGCCTGGCCACAGAGGCTGGCCACTTGGCATAATGGCTGGAAATTCTACGACTTCCCATTGATCTGCTCTAGGCTCCTTTTGAGCATGCATCAGGCGTCCGGTTAAATCTTTTTCATTCCATCTTGTCATTACAACCACAATCGCTCCACCAGGTTGGAGACGTTGTCTTGGTCCTGATGTATACCATTCATAAGTTCTATCTAAGGCTTGAGCATTCATTGCATCTTGTTCAGTATGTGGGTCATCAATAATTAATAGATCAGCACCCCTTCCAGTTATGGCAGATCCAACTCCAGCAGCGTAGTATTCACCGCCTTGTTCTGTTTCCCATTTACCTGCAGCTTGAGAGTCCGGATTTAATCTTGTTTGAAATACTTGTTTATATTCGGGTGAGTCCATAAGTGATTTAGCTTTACGACCAAATCTTACAGATAGCTCGGTAGTGTTTGTTGATTGAATTATTTTAAGTTTAGGATTACGGCCCACCATCCAGGCAGGTAAGAAATAAGATGCAAACTCAGACTTAGTATGTCTTGGAGGCATATTAATAATTAATCTTTTAATCTTGCCTTGAGAAAGTTTATTAAATTTATCAGCTACAATCTTATGATGGGACCCTTCAATAAAATCAGGCCACATGTGTTTAACAAAAGTCAAAAAATCAGTTTGGATTTTAGATTCTTTTTTCTTTTCACTGTACTTCAGAAAAGTTCTCATAAAGTCTTTCTGAACATCAGGTGGTAACTTTTTAATCTTTTCTAAGTCTATATTCATAAAGTTTCAAATTTTCGCAAAATTTTTAGGGATTAATTTTGAAAACCCAAAAACTATTTCAGGAGCTTATATATCTAAATCTTAGTAATATAGGGTATATCCTGGGACCCCTTACGGTGTATATGTAAATCAATATCTAATAAAAGTCAAAAAGTCTCAAGCAGCCTGGTACCTCTATTGAAGGGGCCAGGGCGCCCCGCAGGGGCGCCCTGGTTCATGATTGTTAGTCTAGTAGTGTATAATATTGGTCAGTAAAGTTTCTGCTAAACCAGTCAAGTCCTTGACGATGTGTCTTCCAATCCTGCACCATCTCTGCACCCATAATGACATCATACACAGCAATAGCAAACTCTGGCAGTGTACATGTATCACCACCGAACCTGTTGGCTACTGTGCCTTCCTTAGTTGGTTCATTTGATAACAATACTTTAAATGGTAACTTATATTCCTTATCTTTATATTTTATTACTTTCATATATATGTCCTTTCTATATCCTTTATAGTCCTATATTAATAATAAGTCAAGTAGCCCCGCAGGGGCGCGACCCATTATGGACACCTGGTTCCTGTACCTGGTCTCTTGTATCTAGCCTATGGCATATACCAAAATAAAAACCAGGCCACGCCTAAAAGTCCTACTATATATTCTACCTCCATTTATTCCTCTGCTCTAGTTCCCATAACTTCTGGTCATAGTGTGCTGCCATTGCTGTCGATACTACCCACAACAGTGCACCTGCTCCGAATAAAGTTAAACCTATAATTAATAATGTATTCATATTATCCTTTCTGTTATGGCTATCCTACTATAAATAGGATACCAAGTCAAGTCCTTTATTGACTTATTTGTTGTATCTTAGAAGTATCAACAACCCACGCAATACCAATCTTTTTAGTTGTATTGTCTAGTTGCTTGATTAACTCTTCAGGTGTTCCGCTTTCCATAACTTGGTCTATTGCTTTGGTCTTCAGGTCTTCAAGTTGTTTGAGCTTCAGGCCTTCAGGTCGTCTTCTTATTTCACGATCAACAAGTTCTCGCGCCCAGTCCTTCAGTTGCTCTTCACAATCGGATAGCGACAAGTCTGTTCGCTTTTCAAAACGATAAGAATTAAATTCTTTTTTCTTATCTTGGTCTTGATCTGCCTTCTTATTGAAGAAGGTTCTAGCTTTATCTTGAACCGCCTTCAGTGTAGCTTCGGCCTTCCTGAATTCATTTAAGATTTTATCAGCGCCCATTTTTTTGGCTAACTTACCTACTATCTTTTCAGTTGCTTCAGCTTTATATTGTTTAACCAACAATTCCTGTTCTTCAATCAACGGATTAAAATTTCTTTTAACCTTCGCTTTGAAGTGGTCTAGTTGATACTTCGTCATTGTTTTTGCCATTGTGTTATCCTTTCTATTTATTTTTAATTATCCTATATTATCCTCTTGACAAAAGATTGTCAAGTGTTTATATAGTATTAGGAATTGAGGGATAGAAATCCTCAAGTCCTTTCGGGTCGAAGGCGTTGTTGTTGAAACCCAACAAAGTGCAACGCCCTTGAGCCCTGGTCCAACAACTAATGCATTAGGGGTATGAGGAGTCACCTCGCCTGTTGGACCTGGGGTCAAGCTATTAGTGCCTCGGTCCCGTACGGACTTACCAGGTGTGAAGAGCTTGGCCGAGGCTTGGGGGACCCCAAATCTCTGTCCGCAAGTTTTACTTGTAGAGGCACAAGAGGGCCCAAGCTTCAAGCAACAAGTGACCTGCGGCCGCCGGAAATAGCCGAGCCGCAAGCCACAAGCAACAAGCCACAATCTGGCCATAGTTGTAAAGTAGAAAGAATTTAGAAAGGATATATTATGAAAACAAGTGAAGCATTAAAACTAGTCGGAGGCCTGAGCAAGCCTTCAAAGATGCCCGGATGGGCCTACGGTCTACCTGCCAAAGAATGCAAGACAGGAAGCAAGCTGGTGAAGGTTAAAGGCAGCACCTGTGAGGGCTGTTACGCTCTTAAAGGTTGTTACGTTTTTAAAGTGGTCCAGGCTGCACAATACCGGAGACTTGATTCCATCAAGTCACCATTATGGGTCGGGGCTATGTCGTTATTAATTAATTCAAAAAAATCTAAATGGTTCAGGTGGCATGATTCAGGGGATATTCAAGACGAGGACCACCTGATCAAGATCTTTGCTGTGTGTAATCTTACACCTACAGTCAAGCACTGGATGCCAACGCGGGAAGCGTGGGTGAAGCATTTTCTGCCAGAGTGTCCAAGTAATTTAATTATTAGATTTTCTGCGCCGATGGTAAACTACGCAGCGCCTGCAAGCTGGCCAAACACTTCAACGGTTGTAACAACGGGCGCAAGCTGTCCGGCTCCAAGTCAAAATAATGAATGTAAGAATTGTCGTATGTGTTGGGACCACAACGTTAAGAATGTAGCGTATGGCCAACACTAAAGATATTCCTGAAATAGAAATAATACATAATGCCTGGTGCCGTGAGAACGGTTATCCGGTTAGATGGTACAGGCCACAAGCTGGAAGGCCCAAGCTCCAAGCTTCACTCACCCATAGTCTCAAGCGTCAAGCCACACGCCTCAAGCTCAGAGCAACAGGCATCAAGCCCAACAGCTGAGGCATCAAGCTCCAAGCCACAGGCATCAAGCTCCATGATTCGTGAACCACGGTACAGAAATACTGAAGAAGTTTTCGAGGACCTCGGACCAAGGGCCTCTGCTATGATAAAAGTATTCTCAGG